GACCTGCACAACGTCTACAAAAACAAGATAAGCGACGTGGGCGAAAATATAGAGGTGCGGCGGGTCAGGACCGGAGAAACGGCGGCTGTTCGCAAACGGGATTTAGGTAAGGGGCTGATTCTTTTTGTGGCCAAAGCAATCATGCCCGAATTAAGGCAGGTGGAGATATGGGGCCAAATCGACTACGACAAGGGCTGGGCCATCGGCGAACCCGCCCATTATTCACCGGACGACACCAGGTTGGTACATAGGAACCAATTGAAGATACTAGACTGGCCCTTATTAGAGGAACGTTTGCGGTGGTGGAAACGAGTTTAGATAAATTTAATTAAAAAAGGGATTGTTATGCGCATTATAGATAGCCACGAAGTTTCGATTGACACAGTTGGTCATGGCCGGGATATTTGGACTTGTAAATGGTCCGGAATGGACAAAGCCCAGATATTTCGTGGCGATTTTATTAACAACAGGATAAATTTACAGCACCTTTTCACTGTTTCCTGTTCGACCGACATGTCGGTGAAAGAATTTTGCGATTGGGCCGTTGCCTTGCTCACTGATTTGATTGAAGAAGATGCAAACGTATTGAAAGTGAGGCAATTAAATTGATGCCTGCGTACAACGACCGCCTTAAAAATCGAAATCGGTTCGAGCAAAAAATGGACGAATACAACCATACGATGGAATTTGTTAGAACAGTTGTTCCGATAATTGTTTTATGTCTTCAGGTTTGGATACTTATAAAATTAAGCAATTAAGAACGGGGATGCAATGGAAACCGTAATCTGGTTTGCTATCGGCCTCTTTGTGGGTCTGGCCGCCGACTTTTTCCTAGTGCTTTTTATGACGCGTGATTTGAAAAACAGGATTGAGCGGCTGGAAAAAAACGACAAACCCCTCAGGGACAGAATCGGCTGGCTCGAGCGGCATATGTACAGGCTGGTGCGGGTCAGGATTGGCGACGAGTTCGAGGGCAAACTTTGAAGGGCGGGCTGAAGTCGGTCGAGGTTTGCGCCTACTGCCTGAGGACGGGCTCGGGCCGCAACGACCCGGACGGCAATAATTGGCACATCGACCACGTCATACCCCGGTCCAGGTACGCCGGGAGTAACAAAGACCCGTTCAATCTGGTCAAATCGTGCGCGAGATGCAATCTTTCAAAAAAAGACAAATTGGGGGTAATGCCCCAATACGGTTCTCTGTATGCTGATGGAACCGTGCACGACGAGCACAAGGAAGGGGCGCTTATGCTGAGAGTCGAGGTCGACTACGAGGTCCTTCTCGAACCAAGGGACACGACCGACATCTCAATCATCCAAGCGGCTACGGAATACGACGTGTCGACGGATACCATCAGGCGCGCGATTCACAACGGACAAATCGAGGGCGTCTACAGGATAAAAAGACATCAGACCTTGAAGTATTTTTTCCCGCGGAATTCGGCCGACAAACTGTGGCCGTGCAAGAAGGCGGCAGACGACCCGTCCGACGAGGTGGACCGATTGAAAAAAGAAATTATTCGTCTCAAAAAAATCATCAACGCCATTGTGGATTCAGGGGGTAGATAACATGAGTTTGGACGTTCACGCTTTGATGTCGATTGTCGACATGAGCAAACTTTTGAAAAAATCGGACAACCTGAACATACAGCCCAACGACCTGGTCAAAGCGATGGTGATATCGGAGCCGTGCCTGTTCCACAACGCCTCGACCAACTTGATGCCGGTTAGTTACGTGCAAGCCAAATTGCCAGAAACAAGCGAAAACGGCGACGACGATGGCAAATCGCGGCTTTGATATTTCTTCTTTACGATTCAACTTCATTAATGATTTGGCATATGGAGAGAAAGGCGAAGACCTTATTGCTTCTTTCTTGGAGCAGGTGTCCCATGGCGACTTCGAGGTAAAAAGCGACAGGTATAGGAACGGTCGGATGGTTGTGGAAACCAACCAGAACCCCCGGGGGAAGGTCGATGTAAACGGGGAAAAGGTATGGGAATTGAGCGGGTTGAATGTAACCACCTCCGCCTGGTGGGTTTACATCTTCTCCCCTGACGGCGCCTTCGTGGTCGTGTCCGTACAACGCCTGAAGAACTTCTTGCGACAAAACAAAGACAAATTCAACGAATCGACGAAACGCGATTTCGGCGGTGCCAGCAACCCGGTGCGTGGGTTCCTGCTGTACCCAGAACACATCCAGGATTTGATGACCAATCCTGCCTACGACCCTGCTTATGGCACCGGATAAATCTAACTAAAAGTTAGTGAATCCAAAAATTTGACGCAGGGGTGCCCAGTGTCACGCAGTGCGTCGAAAAAGTCCCGCAACTTTCGTTATACGACAGCAATCGTTTATCGTCATCAAAATCCCCCCTTTTCCCACCCCCATTGGGCGGGGGATTTGGTGTGTTATAGGCCCCATGAAGAAGGGGGTTTGCCTGACCCCCTACAGCCCAATGACACTGATGAAATAAGGCGACACGGGCATACGGGCATACGGGCATATCCCCGGGCAACTTCGAAACCTTGCATACGAAGCCGTGAGGTAGATGATGACTCTTTAGACACACATCACCCCCCGTCTTGTCGTCGTGTCGTTCCTTCGTCGCAAGGTTTTGATATTACGAATAACACACAACCGTCGTGTTCGCATCGCATAGCATCGTGTGTGGACTGATGCCTTTGTCATCGCGTTTCGTTTACCCCTTGCTCCCATGGTTCGCTCGATTCCTCACGCAATGTTGTATGTCATGTATGAACACATACGTGGTTGTATACACACATCGCACACCACGTAAGGTAACCCCCACTCTTACCCCCCACTAGGGGGGTAGCCCCTTACCCCTACCCCTACCCCCCTCACCACACCAGGGGGTGACCCCTACCCCTACCCCCCCCTCTAGGGGAGGGTCATCGAAATTCGCGCCGTGTCACGGGTGACCTACGGGCCGCATACCCCATTTGCGTTGTAGGCGTCCTGATGGCCGCCACACACGTTGTAAGCCCGTATAAGCGACGATGTACCCCACCACGTCAATTCCCACCCATTGTTATTTAACAAATGTTGAGCCAGCCCGTATAGCCCTCATGCCATAATTGGAGCGACCCCAATACGCCCAAAGAGGACTTGGTTAGTGGATAATTTGAATCCCAACAATGAATTAATCGAATTTGTGATTAATGTAAAAGACGGCAATCGTCTCAGCCGCCGCCTCGGTCGAACACTCAAACTCGCAGCAGGGGGGGCCGGAGTGGGAAGGGGTATAGGGAGAGCACTCGCCCAAGAGCCATTTGACCCCAATGCTTTCGATGGCGACAACGATGGCTTTGTCCAGGACGGCACCATATTTATGCGCCCTGTTGTTCTCAGGGGTCAAATGAACCTGAGTAAACCCACCCCCAAAACGCCCATAGAAAAAGACGACACCACGCCAACACAAGTCGCCAAGGAGACACGGCGCCAGCGCGGCCTCGCGTCATCCACAGAACCGCCCGCCATAGACCGCCCTGCCAAAAAACCCGACCCTCTTGACAGAGATTGGCGCCGCCAGGCGACAGAAGACGAATTGGCGAGGGTATTCGTTCCCCTAACGACAAAAGAAATAGATGAATTGAATGAACGCATTACGGTCCCAAGGGAATCATACAAAACAGAAGAAGATTATCAACACGCACTCAACCTACACCAACAGGCAATCAAAGCATACCGACTTTTGCCCCAAATGAAAATTAACGCATTGGAATCCATGTACGACTATGAATTCGGAACTGGTGCATTCAATAAAGACATCGAAAACAACTATTCTTTATTCACCTCACGGGTGAATAAACTGTTTGGTGCTCAGGAAGACTTTGGCAACCTGATGTCCTATGTTCATCACGACATTGTGGCGTGGCAGGAAGAATTTTTTGACACACTTTTGGCAACCCCCAACACTCCGCAAATAATAAAAGATTTAATCCTCGAAGCCAAAAGAATGCAGGCAGCCAACAATGGCTTTCTTTACCATGGACTTTTTTCTAAGAGGCATATCGACCCATCCGATGGCTTGGAAAAACCTGTTCCTGATGCCATAGGCATGATGGAATACATACTTGCTCGGTTAATAGTGGGGGGACAATCCATAAGTTTCATGAATATGCAAGAAATAATGGCACCCAACAAATCCCCAGCCCTTGACCTCGTACAGAGCATCCTAGAACTCTATTTTAATTTTGCTTCACAAAAGGCCTCATACCCACGTGACCCGATGTCCGTCGCGCTACGAGAGGTTGCTAGGCAATGGCATTTCGTGCAAAACGCGCAAGATTCGACTATTGGACCACCACGCTTAATTCGTGTCCAAAACGTTATTACTAACGACCAAATAAAAAATAGACTTGATTTTGCACAGCAATCAGGGTCTCTCTTTGGATTTATAGGAACAATATTTCCAAATCGCATAGAAATGAACGATTTTTTTATGAATGGCATTGCTAACGCTGTTCCATCAGAAGTCAGACAAGACCGCGTCATGCTGCGGGCGTTTGTTAGACGAACCCTAAAAGAAAATCCAGAATTTCTTCACGCTGTTCGCGAATATGGATTGCCTGTCATAGTTCTACCGCATCGCGTTTTCAGTTTTGTCGGACAAGATAAAGACCTAACCCTTGAAATGCTCACCGCATCCCCACAACATATGTCAAAATCATTGCTTGCCAAACGAATAGAAATAGGGAAAAAATTACTACGAAAACATGAACGATTGCTGCGTGTTGAATGGTCGCGCCGCGCCATGCGAGGAAAGCATTTTACAGAACCCCTTAACCGGGGTCGAACTCAAGTTTTCTCCGACTATGAAAACGGCGCATCAGGGCATTTCCCTATGAACGCACCCCTTGGTGGTTACTTTCAGCCTCACACCAATGAAATGGTTTTACAATACGGGCAACTTTTGTTATACATGCTTAACCCATCCGAAGCATCACGAGAAATATTCAATATTGAAAATTCGAACGCAATATCAGAAACCATCGGCGAGGCCGCGGTCGTGATTCACGAATATGGACATTATTTGGACTATATGCTTCGACGCAATTATGCCTTGCTGGCATGGGAACAATTTAAACGAGACCCCAAAAACTGGGGCATTTCAAACATATTTTTTAAACCTCCTGTAGGAACAACTTATCCTGGTGGAGTACCACATTATAAACGTTTTCGTGATGCATTAGTGCGCCGTGAAGACCTGGGTTTCGGTCGAAGACACAACGGTTATGACGTCGTAAACGGGCAAAGAAGAATGCTTAAAAACAGAAGAACTCAACCGATGTTCGCAGACCCCGCACTGTGGGGTAACTATCCCAACTTCGACAATATCCCGACAGGTCAAAGGCTGTTTGACGTCGACAACATGACCGATAGCGAACTTCAAGCCGCTATTACAGAACTTGAAGGTCAATTACAAGAAATGCACGCGACCGACACATTATCTCAGCGACGACGCAACGAACCAAACCGCAGACGTCATAAAGATATCAGCAAAGACAGCATCAACTCATCCGAACCATATGTAGTAACCCCTTACGGGCAAACAGACACAACCGAAAGATTCGCTGAGATTTTTGCCTCCGTAACAACCCGCCTTGGACAAAAGCACCCATTTTTAGTAAATAATGCGGCGGTAAAACTTGTTGCGCGTATTTTGGGTCTTAATACGGAGCCACAAACAGTCACATCAATGTGGAGACGCAGGAAAACCTCTAGGGGGACGTTTTCAGATGAAGTGGACGACATTTCTGACAGAATTTTGTCAAATATAAAAATAGTGGCACCGCAACTTGAAAGAACAGCAGACGGTCATCGCCCTGGCTTTAATTCATCGACATCAGATGATAATTTACGTTTTGACCCAAACGAACGTAGCCGTTTGACACTTCGCACCAACCTAAATATTGATACAGACGAACGACTCTACGCAAATCCAACCCCAACACTCTTAACTGATTATGGCTCACGGGCGCGTTTATTGCACATCGGCGACCATCATTTCTATGACAACCGCGTGCCATTTGCCTCGTTCTTGGACCAAAGAACGCGACAATCATTCGGCGAATCAGCAGGGCAACGTTATATCAATAGAAATCGACCTCATCACGGAGATATGGTACGCGCCATCTCCTCAATTCAATTTGGTTTATTCGTTGACGATATGCCCATCTATGACACCACAACCGAAGGTAACAAAGACATGTTGCGCAGTTTGGTCACGGGCAAAATTGCCAAACTTCCAATCTCAAAACGCTCCCCGATTGAAGCAGCATTAAAGGACGCAGCAGATATTCATCTGGCGGTACAGGCGTCAGAACCAAACAAACGCGAACTCTTCCGAATCATCAATATTGATAGGGAAACCTTTTTGGAAGGATTCAATATTGGCGACAGCATACCAATGCCGATAACCGCAGTTTCTTCGACGATGCCCCACAAAGACAATACCGTAATTATTCGTGTGGAGAAAGGCGCAAAAGCAATCGATGTTGGTAACGGTCAATTTTTGACTCAGGGTAATTTCGAAGTCACAAAAATACAAGATAACGGCACCAATGTCATCGTAACTCTTTCCCACAAAGAAGTTTTCGACCCAAGACATGACGCAATGCGACCAGTTGACAAGTCCTCTGATGTCCCAAAGAAAATGCGCAAAATGGGTGCATCACTTGCTCGTTATACACCTGAAGAGCAAGAAAAAATGAACATTGAAATGCAGAAACGCAAAGACCACACAGACGTCTTACAAAATCGTGGCTTGGCTTCATCTACAACGGAAATCACACCGCCTGAAATGAAGGACTTTTTGGACTATGAACGAGTCGCCACGAATCGCGAAGAATACCAACAACGCATGGCCCCATTTATCGAACGGGCACGCAAAATAGTTTCCGACCACATCCAAACATCAGTTCAACGCCGATTGACTCAATCCATAAAGGCAATTAAAAATAAATACGGAAGAACAACTCCATGGAAAGATGATGTCGATTCAATCCGAAAATGGCGAACACTTGATACTGAAACCACCAGACGAGCAATTGACACATTACGTGACTTACTCATAAAAAATTCTCGAATAGGCGACGACAAAGAAGAAATCTCCTTTGACGAATACTCGCCATTATACAAATTTTCGTATTTGCTAAGTCGGATTGGATTCGACGGCACTATGTCTAGGGCCGACCTTGAGCGCCTATTGGCCACGGGTGAATTTGGCAAAAGACAAACAGGGCACTATTTGACTGACGAAGAAATACGAGAAGGGTTTATTAGCATCCCCGAAATCATCAATCCCCAAACAGAAGCAACCAAAGAATTGCGCCAAGTCTTACAAACAACCCTGGATGCCCTCAAATCAGTTCAACGGGCATATTTGCTTGATGGTTCTTCGAAATCTGGCAAAGGCGGAGTTATCGCAATCGATGATACGGCAATAGAAGTAGAACCACTTAAGTCAACAATTGGCAGTAAGGGTGCTTACGTGGTTTTGCAGGGCTACGAAAGCGGTCAGAGACTTTGGAACTACTCCAATAACAGCCCTATTTCATTCAAAATACAAGCATCATTCACAACTTCCGGACAAAAACACCGTTCAGACCAATATTTTGAACGTGAGATTTACCTTAACGAACAAGGCAATATCAAAATTAAACACAGTAATTTCATGATTAGAGAAGCCGGAGAGGGGGCAACAGGAAAAGGTAGAGGAATAGGAACACTTTTACAACAACACGCCGCGCTGTGGTGGAGACAACACGCAGGAACAGAAATATTCATCCCCAGTGCAGTTTTGGACGGGGTAATTGTATGGCCTCGCATGAATTATCAATATAACTTGGCCGATAATGACACGGGCGGTTTCAAGGAATTTCGGCACAAATTAATTGTCGAGATACGAAACATACTTCGTGCTGCTCTCTTCGAAGACCCGAACATAGACGAGGACGAAGAGGGCATTTCGGCTGCGCCCTCTATCGCCGCTGATATAGATTACGGGTTAAAAACCAACAACGATTTCCGTCAGCGACTCATCGGATGGCTTGCACTTGCGCGCATGCATGAATCGACAAACAATAACGACACGGGCCTCATAACAATTCTTGCAAACATCATCGAGCCTCGCGAACTTACCGGAGAACAAAAATTCGCTTGGAAACAACTATTCGATGATTCGAATTTGAATCTGTCAAATCTTTCCATAATCGTCGACAGACAAGATAACGATTGGCTCCCAGCCTTTGCAATACCCGACCAACCCGACGACCCCGAACTCAGTAATTTTGGGCCAACACATGAAAACCGCCAACGGGCAGAACTTATTGGGTCGCTTTCCGATAACAAAATGGAAGAATTTGACCTGTTTATTGGACCGCTCGACTCGCCAGAAGGACTTAATCAACAACAGGCAGGGCGGCTGGCAGCCATCATAAGGGCTGGCGACCATGAAGAAGTCAACCTATTCAAACACGCAGAACGCGAAAAATACGCACGAGAAAGCGCAGCATTCAACTCACCCCCTCGACTTATCACACGGACAGAATTAGAAGAGCGCATAAATGCTGGCGAAAAAGTTCTTTACGGAATAAGCAACAATGGAGACAATTGGTCGAATGACGAAGTTCCCGTGGCTCTTGAAGGCGTGAAAAAACACCTGACAAAGGTAACCAGTGAACCATTCCGATACCTCGACAAAATGGTCGACAAACAACGCCCTGACCAGGACCCAGCACAAAACAAAAATGGGTTGATTATTTTACTTGACCCGAAAGCGAGAGTGTTGACTAACAACCAGGTGGAACAAATTGTTCTGAAACTATTCCCAAACATAAATTTCCCATTGGGTGCATGGATTGACGGAAATTATGACAGTTTGATAAACGACATGATTAAAACGTATGGTGTCGAAGTTGACACTGGGACACTTAAACTAATCGTCCCCAAAACATCCATAACCACCGGCTCCGCAAGCGACATTCAATTACACGCATTCAGATTGGCTAAAGCATTTTTTGCAATCGAGAATCAAAGGCGATTACAAAACAACCCTCCTTCACTTGTCAAACTTCGCAACGACCTATTAGCAGAATTCATAAATTCAACTACTGTCCTCAGGACTACGTTAATTCCAATATTGCTGGGAACTGATGCCATTAAACATGGCAACAGAACGTATGAAATTTTGAACAATAGGGTAATCCAAATTCTCGATGAAAAGGTTTCATTTGCACAAGCGGCGCAGATGATAGATGACCCGAACTTCAGGGTAATCCCTCACCAAAAGTCTTTCACCCAGGAAACAGAAGAAATTCTTGAACGTATCAATGGTCAATTATCAATAGGGCAAAGAGAAACATGGTATCTCGGAGATGACGCACGTCTACTGCCTGATGACGCCATCGAAATGCCCCCACGAGCAATGCAGTCTTTTTCTTACATCAATCAGGTTCGCCAAGACTTCAATGTTGATTTGAACCGAGATAGGGGTTTTTCATCTGGGCAATTTGCCCCCAGAACGACAGAAAACCGTCTTAAGGCGCGAAAAGCCGGACAGTCATGGCTGGATTTTATGGCTGCAACGCCCGAAATGTTTCAATCCCATATAGACGCTCTTAAAAAAGATTTTGATGCTCTTCTTAGGGCGCAAGAAAAATGGGATGCTATTGACTTGGCCAAGGGCCCTGACGAACCAGTAGACGTAGTAGGTCGTAGACAAATTCAAGAAGAGTTAAACCTCCTCGCCGACAAGGTGGTTCACCTGATTAACTCTTCAAACAATGCACTTGAAGAAGCCATTGACCACGAGGCGACGAGGCAGGCCATTGAGATATTGCGTGAACAAAAGACTTGGCAGACCGTTATCCCGCCTCGATACATTGAAAGATTAGAACGTTTGGCGGATGAACTTGAACAAGAAACAAGGCTTCATAACATAAATTTAAAGAGGCTTTACCAACGCCAGACATCCATCAGAGAACTCTTAAGTGATTTCCACATTGCATATGAGGTTCGTAAGACATTGGAAGGCGAAGAAAGCATTGAATTAGCCAACTTTATCGATAGCGACGTAAAAATCCGAGTAGAAGATATTTCGCTTCTGATATTCAACATGATGTTTAGCGATAAAAAACGGCCCATTGATGCTATGCGAATGGAAATGGATGCTATACGAACGGAAATTAATGCCCTACAGAATGCATTTTTTGGGGGCACCGCTGACCCCAAAAACGTGAGAGTGCGCCTAGATGAGATATTCCGAGACGTTCCTCCTGGCGAACGGGCAAAATGGCGAGAAAAACTAGATTTAAAACTTGATAACGACCCACTCGATGTGTTGGGCATCAATGCTGATTACCTAGATTACCAAATCGAATCTACTCCGACCACTTTTTCAACCGCGCCACGTGAAGTACCAACTCCGACTTGGCGCAAAGTTCGTGCCGCGATGAGTCGGTCTAGGTCAACCAAATATGAAGGCGAAAGAATTGCCGCAGAAGAAGCGGCTATGCGATTGCTGGAAAAATACCGACCCGACTTGGCTAACGAAAAATTTGTACGGGGTATCAGGTCGTCAACGATTACACAACCAACCGATGTCATGCGCCCCAATTTTTCACAAAAAACAACGATGCGTGGTTTGGACCCTGAATCTCCACTTGTTAATCTAGAAAACCAATTCGGTGCACGGCTTATCGACCGAATGCGAAGTCTCGGATACGACATTGAAATCGCTGACCTGATGCCCACGGGCAAATACGGCAGAATGTTCAAACTAGTCGATAAATTCGAAAATCTTGAGGGACGCGATTTTGATTTCAGTGACCCGCTTCTTGCGGCACTTGTACAACAGGCGACGGCTTTGGCGCGTGAAAATATGGCAATCATCAAGATTGAAGGGCACAGTGTCAAAAAGATTTTGGCGCCGCTGGATACGGAAGTTGCCGACATTCTTGGCGACGAACTCGACGTGGCGATGCTTCGGGTCATGGGTAGCCCGACCTACGAAAAAATAGTTAATATTGCTGCGGCTTTCTACACCGAAAGAGCCCGGCTTAATCGAGCATTTGGTACCCCGGTGGACAATTTTACCGACCAATACCCGGGCGCCGGTGCGTTTCATCATGTTCTCAGGAAGCCAGGCGCCATCGAGGGGGGCGGGGGAGATAAACGGGACATCGGTGTCAAACCAATCACTTTCACCCTGGGTGACGATAAAACCGTTGTCGCCACAATTGGAGTGATTGACCCGCAGCGCCTGAAAGAAATTGAGGCGCGTTTCCCCAGCCGCTACGGAGAGCCAATAAGCCTTTTGACTTTGTTGTCGAGAATGGAATCATCGGATGCACGAACCAATGACGTAATTTTTGGTGTCATGAATGAAATAATCGGCTCAGATTACGAAAGCAAAGACCTCAAAACCCTCAGAGACGAATACGCGGCAGTCCAGGAAATTGTCGGCAGCATGACGTTCGCCCCGTCGCCCGCCGGACGCCATGTCAAGCAACTCTTCGAACAAAGTGTTGAAAAATTCAGAATATTGAACGACCTCACAGAAAGATTGGGGCAACGATATGTCCACCTGCTCCGAAGCCGAGGTATCACGGATTCGGAAATCAAGGACATGTTCGCTTTATTGCGTCAACAAAACCCTGGCGGTCCTTTCCGCAACGGCACCTACAACAACCCCGGCCTGCATGGTTCGGTAATACAAACCGCACTCGAAGGTTTTTTGATGAAAAACATGCGAAGTTTGAACCTACCGCAAATCACGGATTCCACAATCGAGGAACTCGGGCTCCACGAGACAGGACATTCGTTCCTCGGACAAGGGTTCACAAGACATGGAGAATTTACTGCCAATTTCTGGGCGTTCGCGCTTTACGGCCCCGCTTTCTGGCCCGTTTTTGCACAAATGCAGGCAGGGCAGGAACGATTCGACAGATTTACAATCCAGGAAAAATTTGGTCACAAATTGACACCCGAACAAATATTAAACGTTGCGTTCGTCAAAGTTGCCATCGGGGGCGACCGTCGTTATCTCGGCTTGACAATCAGCGACAGACAGCAAATTAAAGATTCTGTCTTCGAGCGAATCGACAACGACCCGAATCTTAACGATGCAGAAAAAACACAAATCAAAAAAGAAATTAACGAACATTTTTTTATCAAATTTGACGAATATGAGGTAACTGACGAAACCAGGCGCCTTGCCGAGGAAGCGGGCGTCGACCCTGAAGCATTGCAATTCGCGTTTCATGCAACATCCGAAGCCGTCATCCGAACCAACGAATTGCTCGACCCGACAATTCCCCTTCCCGCTCGGGTCTTCGGATGGATAAGGGAGAACGGAATGCCCGACGACAAACCATCAGGTTTATCACCAGAGATTCAGGCTGTGAATAGACGTCAAGAATTCCAATATCTAGCCAATGTTCTTCTGGAACTTCTCGGCAGGGGCCCCGCATTCATCGGCGACGAAACGCCAGAACAAATGGCTCTTGCCGAAAAAGAAGCAAAAGAAAAGAAGAACAGGGCAAAAAAGAAGTTTGCTAAAATGATAGAGACGGTAAATCAACTTGCCAAAAAATACCCCGAACTTGGCAAAGAATTTGCCGATGAATTGGGGAAACTTAAATGAGAGAAAAATCCGTTTCAGCAATAGTCCAACAATTCATGAATAGTTTCAGCGACCAGGAAAAAGCAGACCTGATTGAAGCAGATGATGACTTCCTGGATGTGCTAGAAATTAGAGAGAAAAGAAGAAGAAGAAAAAATGTACAGAACTCAAAGAAACAGCCAAACAACCCTTCAATGGGTTGATGTTTCTGTCAAAAAATTCATTCTCAACGCCCCATTGGAATACAAAAATGGCGATTACACAAAACCCGCATTACGCGAGGACATCAAACGTCGTATTACGGCTGGCTCAAAAGGTGGCAAGCCTGGTCAATGGTCGGCTAAAAAAGCACAAATAGTTGCCCAAACATACCGACAGGCAGGTGGTGGCTATCGCACGGGTCGCCCTTCTCGTAAACAACGCACACTTCGCAAATGGACCAAACAACGTTGGCGCATATCCGATGGCAAAAAAGCGGGGCGCAACGAGGAAATGAGGCGTTATCTGCCAGATGCAATATGGAAACGACTAACCCCATCACAACGGTCCGCCACAAATAAAAAGAAATTACAAGGCGACAAGAAGAACAAACAGTTCATTCGCAATATGGAAACCGTTGGAGAGATTACAAAAAAACACCAAAAACTATAAGGCTTTGTTCCAGAATCCCGTACTGATTTAACAAAGCCTTAAATAGTTCAGCGCAGCCCTCCCAGACCGCGCCGAACTACACCTTTTGAAACTTAAAACGGTTCTCCGTCGTCGGTCCCGGCAGCAACCGGAACTTTAGTTGTTGATGGTCGTGTGCGTGGCGCAGAATTGGTCGGGCGACTTGGAGCACTTCCACCGCCTGCATTGTCTTGCCTTACACGACGCTGGATGCTTTCAAGCGAACGAGTTGCGATTCCAATTTCTTCCGCAACCAAATCAACCACCGAGCGCTTGACGCCTTCTTTGTCTTCATACGAGCGTTGTTCCAATCGCCCTGTCACTACAACTCCAATGCCCTTTTCGAGGGTTCGTGATGAATTTTCTGCCAAATAACGCCAAGCAGTTACATTGAAGTACGAGGTTTTCTCTTGTTTCTCGCCTTGTGCATCTGTATACCCGTAATTAACTGCGACTCCAAATGCAAGGCGAGCAGCCCCGGCATTCGTGTAGGTGAGTTCGGGGTCATTTGTGATATTCCCCGAAATAGTTAGTGTTGCTGTTGCCATTTTCGTCTCCTTGTTGTTTGTAGCGAAAGCATGTTGCCCTCGCCGATATCTTAGTTGCTTATAGCGAAGGCATATTGCATCTGCCAATGCTGGGTCCATTTGTCTTATTATCCTACTCGTTTATAGGGTCTTCGTCAAATGTATCGTCAAAATTGGCTGTATCGTCAAAATCAGCAAGCAATTCATCAATTGGTTTCAATTTCATTGTGGCTGTAATAAGCCCATCTTGGTCTGCCTTAATGACATCAAGAGATATCGCTTCAAGCATTGTGGAGGCAAAATCCAAACATGCGTCATTATCGGGTTCGTTTGTTAATTTGCCAATAAATTCGGCAAAATGTTCCAAAACACTAAGCCTTATTTCCTCTGGCGACAGTTCTTTCATAGCCATTACCACAGTCTACAGGTACTAATGATTTAAAGCAACCCCACAAAAGGGGCAAATTGCCCAGCAGACGGGCGTCCCGCGGACACACGTGGCGATTCGGTCAACAAATCAGGCGTTGCAAAAGCCATAATCGTTGCCAAATGCAATTGGGTAAGAACCCCATAATCTCCATAGCCCCCCGCTATGACAATAACGGTCGGCGTACCAAGATTTCGAAGGAAATCAGCCACTATTATCTCCCGTTTAACGACAGTTTCGGGCGCCACAAATGGATAGATATCCACCCCAGCGTTATAAATAACCACATCGGGCTCGATTTTTTCAACAAGACTGAGAGTTTCTGCTAAACCAAAATCAAGATATTCGTCTTTGTTTTTACAAATCAATAAGTTGCTATTGCCATTCGGGGCATAAGAATCAAAATCCGAGGTCGAATAATCGACTTGCACGATATCCGTGTTTTGTAAATATTCGTTTGTCCCACCACCACAATGTGCGTCCAAGTCAAGAATCAAAACCTTTTCAAACATTTTTCTTGCGTACATGGCCCCGAGGGCAAGCGAGTTCACCGTACAAAAACCTGCGCCCCTCGAACGACGGGCATGATGAAGTCCGCTTGACAACGAACAGGCATAATGAAACCCACCTCTCGCCACATCTCGGATTGCGCACAAGATACCCGCAGTTGAATTGAGTACCGTCTGATAAACCCCCATATCCCAAGAGAAACCATTGCTTTCTGCTAATTCTCGGGGCCGACCCGTCATCACGGCTTGCAAATACTTGGGGTCTAAGCCTTGCTGTAGGACAAGTTGCGCTTCCGCAAGCATCCCAACCCTATCGGCTGGGTCTTTGACAGAAACGCCATAATTATTTAAGCATTTCGCCATGGGCGCATAATTATTCAATACAAAAGCAATGTATTTGGACTTTTTGAATGTCGCAAAATCAATCTTGGTCCCGCAGTAATCTTCGTTCCAATAAACATTCATATTCGTCATAATAATTTAATCTACCGTAAGGTATTCAAAAGAACAATCCCATACACGCTTCGGGGGGGCGAAAGCGTGCATGGAAATTGCTTTATTGCTTTTTGCCCAATCTGGTGACCAACACCACAATTAGGACAGTTGCTACGATAAGCGAATAGGAAACATATTCACTTAAGTTAAGTGTTAGTTCCATGCGGTAGACCAACATTCGGTAGGTGCCATTGTGTCCAAGTTTTCAATCGTGGCATAGGGAACTACTAGAGTCTCCCAATATTCCACTATTTGCTTTGCTTGCTCTTCGGATAGACATGGTATTGTACGACTAATAAAATCGCTCATGTCTCCCGTTGGGCTTTGAAAGAACAGTTGAACTGCCCATTCTGTTTTGACACCATATTCGGTGGTTGGCGAATACACGACTTGCGCACCAGCCAACGCCCCTTTATGGCGATATGTAGTTTTTTCCATACCTTCTACTTTAGCGGTACTAATGGTACTAGACAACCCCCCCCTGCTATTTGTCCAAAAGGCTTAAAATCAACTGAATACCCACTTCCTCGCCATCGGCACCGGGGCCGCCGTCAACGGCGGTGTTCACAACTGTCCGTTTTGAGGCAATCAGGGAATAGATTTTCTCGTCTATTGTGCCTCCACACAATGCGTAAGTCGCCGTAACCGACCCTTTTTGCCCCATTCTGTGTAGTCGTGAATATGTTTGGTCAACATCGGCTGGAGTCCAAGGCAACTCAACAAAAATTATGTCTTGCGCCGCAGTGAGTGTGTGTCCCGTTTTGGCTGCCTGAATAGAAAGTGTTATAACCTGCTGTTGCGGGTCTGTTTGAAACTTATGTTTGACATTTTCAACTTCCGCAACCGACATACCGCCCTGTATTTTCAAACCACCAAAACGATTTGCTAGTTCGTCAACTATGTCTCTATGATGCGCCGCAATCACAACTTTGGCCCCGTTGGCAGTTCGCTGTTGAACCCACTCAATTATGCTTTCCATTTTTGCTTTGGCTGCAAGACGACGAAGCACCGAAAGTCGTACAAGATTTTGTGCGTGTTCGGCTTTAATCCGTGCGATGACGATTGCTGAACGAGTATTTGTCCCAAGTTCCAAGGCAATTTCTTTCGCACGCTCGACCAAGTAATGAACAATGTCGTTCTCGGCTTTGGCATACTCAACCATCGCCGCCGGGGCCCCAACAAGAGTGAGTTCCTGATGAAATACGGGCGGTAATTCAGCCAATACTTGCTCTTTTGTTCGTCTGATATAACAAACCGACCTTAATTTTTCGTTAAGTTCCTCCAGATTGCTTGCACCTTCCAAATGCCACTGACCATACTTATCTTGAAATGCGTTGCAATACCTGCGGTAGAAGCCCCAAGTGCCACCAAAGTCCTTGATTTTGCCCAAAATATCCAACTGCGCCACATATTCAGCGGGACGACTCGTCACGGGCGTACCCGTCAGGCACAACACGGGCGTTCCAGAAGGCGATGAAGCGACAATTTTGCGCGCCGATTTTGTTCGTTTGGCTGTCAAAGTCTTGCAATAATGGCTTTCGTCTAATACATAAGCGGAATGGGAAGTCAAAAATGATTCCCAATACGAAATGTTCGAGTACCCGATTACAAGCGTGTCATAGGTCCCGCGTTCCGGAAACTCTTTTTGCCCCTTCCCAGCCAAAACTGTCGCTATTTTGCGTTGAGGCAACCATTTCGCGTACTCGGCTTTCCAATTCAGCACAAGATTAGGTGGACACATAACAAGGGCTGGATATTGACCAATAATTTCTAGGGTCGCAATTGCTTGCAAGGTCTTTCCCAACCCCATTTCATCGGCAATAAAACAGCGTTTGGCTTGTTTTGCGTAGGCTACGCCTGCTTTTTGATACGGCAACAAGGACTTTTCGAGTCCCGTATCGCCTATCACGATTTCTGCTTCCACCGCACGACTTGCTTCGCTCAATTCGGATAGTCGTGCGTTGATTTCCTTTGCTTTCACAAGGATTTCGGGTGAAACAGTCCTGTTAAACCTGCTAGCCCATTGAATTGCCTCATTAATTGCCGTTATCGGGGCTCGCCACGCCCCCGTGCGCTTATCCCAAGTGACTGAAGGTATCTGTTTGACCGACCTGACCATCACGGGGTCGTAAGGAAACGATATGTAAATATCCCCGTTCTTTTCATATACGCCTATATCTTGTGCGCTCAACCTGCGTGGCAAGGTGAATACAAGAACTTCATTATCAATGACAAACCCGTGTTTGGTTGCGAACTCACGCGCCTCATTAACGCTTGAAACGGGGCAACGCCATAACCGCCTGACCTTATCCCATTTACAGTCCTTAATCTGCTTGACTTCGGCTACCTGACTTGCGTCATAGGGGAAATCTAGGGCGAGCGTGTCATTATCAAGAAATAATCGGCTCATTAACACTCATCATAGATGTGACCGTCCCGATTTTCTAGCAGGCATTTGCTTTCTGTCGGCAACCAAATAACATCTCCGCTATGAATTGGGTCGCCATAGGTGCTAATTAGGTTATCTACGACCATTTGGATATTGCCGTCGCATTTGGTTTCAGCAATAGCCCAGAGCGTATCGCCCTGCGTCACGGTATATGGGTCGGCTTCGCAAGTGAATTGGCTTGCCGAGCGTGTAATAAACCCGACAACCGACACTATGCCGACCATTACGGCAACTAGCACTAGTTTTCTACGCATTATCACTCCTTCCCGCCCCCCTGTCGGGCTTAGGGGGGCTGGAAGGTTGGTTTGAGTTTGCCCGACTCTTTCAGTATAGTGGCACTAATGGTATAACACAACCCCCGCCCGCAAACACTCGGCGGCAGCCCCGAATGACGCCGGCGAGAAATGAAGCCATTAACACAACAAGAGGGGCATCCGCGCTTTACCCCTATATCTTACGGTGGTGGAAACGGGTTTTTAAGACCACATCCATCGTGTTTCCTGTGGAGAACCAAACGCCCCGTTTGTCTTTGTCGTAAACCAAATCTCGGCTTTGTTCGCACAGCCCGACCCCCTAAACGATTCCACGAATTTTTCCTTGCTTTCTTCGTTAATGAGGGTTATACGACGCACCATACCCGTGTAAATAATTCCGTCTTGTTCTAGGTCGCCCCTTTCCACCTTCACCGACCACCCTGCGTGCCGGGACTCCGCGGATACCCCGAGATTGACCGCCTTCAGTTCTTTCCGCATTAGGTCGTGTTATGAGCAGTCGTCATACGGGTTTTCGTTGCCTTCGTTGTCCTCACACGGACACCAACCAAATAAAGCCACCTGTGTTTCGTGCGTGAGTTCAGTGAGGTCTTCGTAAGACGGCGAGCCACCTAATTGGTCTATTACCAGACCCCAATAATCTACGAACAATTGTTCTGCGTCAGTCATTGTGGGGTGACTTGCCCGACAACTCGGCATGCCAAGGCGCCATATTCTTAATATCTTCCAACCTTTGCATCATTTCGGCAAGGTCTTCTTGGATTAAGGTAACTTCCCAAAACACAAACGCATCCACGGGCGCAGTATCAGCCTCAAACGCCTCGTCGTAATACGCAACGAAGTGATTCTTAATGGCAAGCAAGAGGTTCTTTAATTCGAGCATTTGTGCTTCGTCTAAGCGTTCTATGTTGGCGTATTTAATTTCTTTGTCCATTTGTTCGTCTCTTGCCATGGCCCCGACCTAAAGTACTCGCTTGATAATGCGAAATCCATGTTCACTAAAGTAGCAGGTGTCGCTGTATCCCTCTTGCGTATGCTTGTCAAACGCAACTTCATAGACGACCGCACCGTATCGTTGTGCCTCGGTTATGTCGCTGGTCGCATGCGCGATGCGCCAACCCAACGAATAACCGCCCGTGTCTTGTGTTGTCGGCGTAGGGTGAACTTTGCGCGTGCGCTTCGGAAACGCCACGGGTGTTCCGTGATACAGCCTCATTTACTCCTCGGTGTCAAGCAATGCTTCAATCGCTTCGGCCTGTTCATCAGTTATCTCATCAGTCAACTGACCACTCAGGTAATCTTCAATTCTTGCCTGCATCCAATCTTCATAGCGGTCAAGAACTTCTTGGGCTTGAAACTCATTTAGCCCGTCTAAATTTACTTTTCTTCCCATATCTGTCAGGTTAGCGGTACTAATGGTATAAAACAACCCATCGTCGCCGACATCGCCGGGACCCCCGCCCGTAGCATGACCGCTCATGACCCTTTAACCGATGCGATGAACTCTTTAATAGCATTCATTGTAAGTCCTTGATGACTATGCAAATCTCTCTCTAGGTTGAAATCAACAACCGTTGTTTCCACTTCCTCAAACTCGGGGAGTCCCGTATCGTTGTATTTATAGCCAACGATATTTACAAGAATATGACCCTCAAGGTCAAAGCAAATAACGGATATAACTTCTTTTATAGAGGCATCGTAGTTATTCAAGAAATTTTCCTGCAACTCGCCATGTTGTATGTTTTTGACTTCTTCAATATCCTTCGTGGATTTCACATATGCCTCACCTATCACCGCAATATAACAGGGCATCCCGAACTCAGTTAAGGCTTCAGAAAATGTGTTTTTAAGCATTGTGCTTGAATTTTTATTGTATTTCAAAGGAAAAATATGAACATCATCTTCACCCGCACCCTGCCAAATCATAAACGGCGAACTATCTGATGGGCCCCGGTCTCGCTCGCAAATCACTCGCTTACCTAGGCGCGACAATTCAATTATTGTAAAATTGAACACATCCAACGATGGTAAACTTTTCACTTATTACGCCTTTATTTGTAGACTATCTTCAAATAACTTTTGGGCAAAAAACATAATTTTCTCTAAATAATTTTGGTTTACCCACACCTCATCCGAATCAGGAATCCGTCCCGTTTCCACTAATTCTTTCACGGCAGTTTTGTACCAAGTACTAACAATTTGTTTGGGCTGAGATAGTAAACAATTTGGATTCAATATATTCATATTTCTACTTTACAGGTATTAATGGTATATGACAACCCCCTCCAATAGGCTATGCTTTGTATTATGGACAAAAATGACGAGATTCCCTACCTAGAAGAACTACGGGACTGGCGATTTGAAGCCCCCACACGCGAAGTCGTATTGGAAAGAAGGGTCAAAGAACTTGAACAAGCCATATCCCGCTTGGAACGAGAGTTGCGCACCGACAAAATTGAGAAAGGACTTCACGATATTCCTCCTTTCACCGCCGGCACAATCGGGGCTATCGCAGGCACAATACGGTCGCAACAAGATGTTGAAAATAACCGTTTTTTGATATGGCAAGGCTGACTAAATGAACGAATCCCCATCGCCGACATCATCGGGACCCTCAGACAAGCAAGAGACGCAAAAACAACAGTCAAATGAAACCGTAATAATAATCACAAAGCCTCTAATACCTCGTTTTATTGAACCACAGCCACGCAGGTCGTCTTGTTGCCCCGTTAGGTAATCTTCAGAACTTGTTATTTCGCAAGACTTGTAAATAAGCGGGGCCGAAAAACAGCGGGGTCGGTCTGTCAAACCGACACCCGCTACAGGTGATTTACGCCTTGCCGTCAATATCGGCAGGCACTTCGGCAAGAGTCTTACGCAACTCGTCGCATTGTTTTAAGATGCTCGCACACAGTTCGAGTGCCTGTGCCACTTCCTCGTCAGTCAAACCAAACGGATTCATATTCACCCCCCGACCTCCCTATACTCCCCCCCACCCCCCCCGTCGGGCGGAGGGAGGGTGGGGAGGTTGGTTGATGATGTTGCCCGACATATCAAGTGTAGCGGCACTAATGGTATAAGACAACCTCACCCCACAATAAAAATAACGGAGTCCCGATGATGCGTGTCGCAAGAACAGAGTCCCGATAATGCGTGTCGCAAGTCTGGGCAAACCGGGGCCTATTGCCCTTCTTATGGCTATACCTTACGGTGGTGGAAAGGGGCTAGTTCCGTGCGGGCTGACCGCTCTCAGGCTTGCGCCCGTGCTTCCCATCGGTCACCCTGAACGCGCGCCAAGTCATGAGCCTCGCGGATAAGCGACACGGCATCATCGGCAGGCATGCTGAAGTCGCGCTCGTCGCCCATCGCGCGAGCGACAGTAATCAACTCGTTGGCGGCTTCGCGCAGGAGCGCGCGCGCCGTAAGCACGCGAGCGTTGATTTCGTTGATGGACATAGCGGGAGTAGTGTGTGTTTCCATACCCCACACCTTACAGGCACTAATGGTACAAGACAACCCGCCCTTAAACAAAGACGGCGGAGCCCCGGAATTTTTTAACCAACAAACACAAACAGGTGTGTCGCTCGGGGCCTTAACCGTGCTTTTAGAATAGAGTCTCTTGTTCTTGGCGAAGTTTCCTATCCACGCACGCTTCGTGTCTATATACATAAAGTTCGTGGTCAATGGAATACAGCGTTTTACTGGCCCCGCGCACCCAAACATTGGCTAACCTGAGAACACCCTGTCCTTTTGGGTCTAATGGGAACTCGCATACTTGGCATTTATATAACGGCGGAACCGCCATAGTTATTCGAACCAAAAACCATCGAACTTACAAATACTGTTTTCCCACAGTTTCTCGATGACTTTGTGTTGTTCCTCAGAAAGTTGATACTGATAGTACGGGTCGTAATCAGTATTTATCAGCGCATTTGCAATATCGGGACGGCACGTCATAAGTCGGGCGTAATAATACTGACCATAACGAAGTTGCTTTGAGGGGATGGTCGCCCTCAAATGCTTGTCATATCGAATGGATGTGTCAGCCAAGAACTCGGTATATGAGCCTATTGGCCCCGTCTTAAACTCATACTCCATCAAGCGAATCCAGTCGCCTCAAAATATGGGGTGTTCGCTCACCGACCCACGCACCTTGACAGTTGAACTCAATATATTCAACTGCGTCATCATAGGTCATACCGTCTCGTTTCATACAAACAGCCACCATCGTATCGTAATCATAAATAGCGACATCAGGTTCGTTTATACGGGTCGTATAACCCATAAAGGCTTCATCAAACCCGTCCATAAGCAACAAAGTCATATCTTGGTTCTCCAAGGCTTTCTGAATTGCGGGGCGGGTGATAGACACTATTTGACAACCTCAGATACTTTGACATCAAGGCTGTCGCACAAGATTAACAAGGTACGAAGGCTTGGCGAAAAATGGTTGCGCTCAATGCGGTTCACGGTTTTTCGGTCAAGACCCGACTTATCGGCAAGTGCGTCTTGAGTTAGCCCCTGCTTGAGTCGGCAGTCCCGAAGTTTGTCTGCCAACTTTTGCTCTGCTTTAACTAGTTCTGCTTTTTTCATATCGCTTTCTTTCTGCTTGTTGTTGTGGTCATTGATAGTACACGGCACATTACTCATTTCGCAACCTGCCCCATTTCCACTTGCGACAAGCGTGTTTATTGTCACGCTTGCGCCTATCGGCAAAGGTTTGAGCCTTTGTCCGTGCGCCATCAGCGAAGGCTTGAGCATCTATTGAGTTCCATTGTTTTCGTTTCATAACACTCAGTATAGTGGCACTAATGGTATAAGACAACCTTTGATTACAACTCCTCAAAAATGGGGTGGTAGGCGCCCCGCAACGCCACAAGTTTAATAAGTTGCTCGTCGGTAAGGTCGTTTGCCCACTCAGGGGTTTCAGACTGCCACTCAACTTCAATATGAAGCCCGTCTCCCGTGCTTGGGGGTTCAGCGCACCCAACTTGGGCGACAAGTTCAGTCCCGTCAGCGAATATGATTTGCCAAGTATCAACCGTGTAGGTCTGTTCACAGGTGAACTCAGGTATGGAAGGATTACCTTCAGCCCTCAGCGAATATCGTTTCGGCAACTTTTCCACATTTGTCCTTTGCTTTACTTTACCATCACGATTTCGGGTGAACAAAACAGCGTTTCCATCTGTTTTTTGTCACAAAATATTGAGACAAACTGCCCAATGGGGTTGTTCTTTTCACGGATATTTATGACCCACCTATCGTTATTATCTTCCCAGATTTGGTCAGCGACCATTTCATAGTCCACACCCCCAACCAAGTGAAGTAGGAGTTGTGAAGTTGGCTTTTCATTGTTTTTGCTCATACCCTCAGTGTAGCGGCACTAATGGTATTAGACAACCTGCCACAAACAATAATATAAATGAGCCCCGACCAAAAACCTAAAGAAAAATAGAACCGGGACTACGCCCAACGTATATGGCTATGTCTTACGGTGGTGGAAAGGCGAGTCGTCTCGTTTTGTGACAATGTCAATAAACTGCTCTATTTGTTCTTTAATCAACCTAATTTGCTTGACTTCGGCTTCACGGGGCCATAACGTTATGTGGTATTTGAAAGGTCGCCACGTTTTATCCCACCACGCCTGTTCGTTCGGAGTTTTCGGCTCGCTCATCGGCCCCGAAATGCTTTTGCTATCAAGCCGACCCCGACAAGGAATATCAACAACGCCGAAAACTGTAAGGTCTTTTTATACGGCTTCGATTTGCGCATCTGTGTAAGTCTCCCACCCGTCCATCGTCCTGAGCATATCAACCTTGCCACTACCAACGATATCTGTGGTAAGGCGCAACATCGCTTCCAGAAGTTCAACTCGAGTCGTCTCGGTCTCTTCCAGCCACTCGTTCATACGACCTTCCGCAAAGTCTTCCCAAAGGGCGTGAATAGCAACTTTGCCTATTACCCCTACGCCAAGATACTCTTCGGCAAGGATTTCATCTATTGAGTTATCTCTCGGTGTTGTCATATCCATCAGTATATCGGCACTAATGGTATAAGACAACTCCCCCCTGCTTGGGGCCCCGCTAGAAGCCTTCCAACTCTTCCAAGCGAAGGTGAAGTTTATTTCGTTTCACATAAGCAAAGTTATGGGCGTGGCAACAGTCATTAAGGTTGTATTGACTGAGTATCGTTATACAACCAACTCTGGCACAATGCCGGGGCCCATTATCGGGGTTGTTTTGTTTCTTTCTACGCCACGCTCTGTGATAGGCACGACGAGATTTGGTCTTAGGTTTGTGTGTTTTCAGGCACTCACCTCAGCCATCTGCTTATTAAGGCGTATCACCTCAAGGGTGGCGATTGCTTTCCTTACGAAATCCTCAAGATAACTCTCGAGCACCTCAGCGTTTGGGAAGTAGATAATGCTGATTTCAGCGGTGTCTTTACGCCACTCAGGCGCATCTTTTGCGTGTTCGGTGACACAGGTTGTAATCCAGTTGTAATCCTTTTCTAGGTCAAACTTGATTTCGGTGTTCACCGAAACATCGAACTCCTTGACTCGATATTGCGATATGTGTGTACAGGTCTTGGTGTGTGTTGTTTTCATACCCTACACCTTAGCGGCACTAATGGTATTAGACAACCTCTCAACATAACTTTTCAGGAAACCATCAGTTTGCGCCCATACGCCGAGTTGCGCCACCGCACGGCCCCGGTCATCATCGGTTAAGTCTGTACTAAGAGTGGCTAAGTCGGCGTTAATGGCGTCAAGTGTCCCTTGGGCTTCTACGGTGTTTTCCACAGACAAGGCTTCCTCAGCCACCCACCTGAGAATAAGACTCAGTAGGTAGGCATCATAAGTCTGAACCTCAAAGAACCCGTCTTTGTCAGGTTTAACGGCAAGCATCGTTTCCATAAAGTCAATAAGACCCATTACTTCTTCCCCTTCTTCACCCATTACTTCTTCCCCTTCTTCTTAGTCCTCTTCGCCCGAGCGGTCTCCTCGGCGCAAAGCCTCTCGTAGACGCGGATAAGCGTCGTGAGTCGCACGCCCACGCCCTCAGGAACTTCGTCGTTTTCAAGTGCCTCACGCTCTTCGTCGCTGAAATCTTCGTCGCTGAAGACGAATGTCCCGTCGGCAGCGTCAATGAGTGTCCCTGTCCCTGCGTGGTACACATAGTAGGTGGCGGTCATACCGCCACACCTACCGTCACCCTTGTATGGGGCTTCAAGGTCACGACCTTTGCTACCGCATCGGGCGTAATGTTGCCGTCAGCAACTTCTTTGTCAAAGGCTTTTGTGTCCACCTTCAACGCCGTCACGATGTCAAAGGCATTTGGCGCAACTAGGCGCAAAGTGTCAATGTCAAAGATGCGGTTATTGACGACCTCAATAGAGACCATAGAGCCGTCGCTAGTTGAGTGTCGGGTGACTCCGTTTAAGGCGAAGTCTGCTTCAAGCGTCTGACGAGCCTTAGCAAGTGCCGTTTCGGCAACCTTCAAGGCTTCATAAGCCGACTTGTAAGCGTCTGCTGTATCCATAAGTGTTGTCATACCCGTCACCTTATCGGCACTAATGGTATAAGACAACCTCACCCAGACCGTTTATTCAACCACACAAGTTATCCACAGGCAGGCAGGTCGCAGTCCCGAGTTGATTTTTTCTTTGCCCCACTACGCCCCAGCCGGGGCCAATGCCTGTGGCTATACCTTACGGTGGTGGAAAGCGACTATTTCTTGGCTTCAATAGTCCTGAGTTTGGCAAGCAAAGCGTCTAGTTGGCTTTCGCTGACTACAGACGAGATAGCCCCGACCAAAAACTCAACGGCATTTTCGCCATAAACAATTTTCGCTAAAGAAGCCAATTCATTCTCTTTTTCGATTTTGGTAATCATAGGCAAACCATATCGAACGGCGACTCTGCGACCTCGCCGAATACTCTTTCATAAAGGTTTCGACCTGCGAGCCAGTTGCCGTAGTCGCCCCACCGTTCAGACTTACTCCAGTTTCCATCAGACGATACCTTGACGCACTCGCCGTAGATTTTCTTGGCTCGTATGAGTATCGCCGTAATCACGGCGTCATAGGGCTTATAGGCGGTCTTACAGAAGTCAAAGGTTTGGGGTTCGTCTTTGCGCCACTCATCTATTGTCGGCACGCCTTCCCAAAGGAAGGTTTCGTGTGCCAAGTCTCTACCGTCAGGCGTGTGGGCATTTGTATCGCCGTTAATGGCAAAAAATGCCTCGTTAAAGTTTGGCTCGCCTTCGCCAAAGCCATCTCGAATACGGATACCGTCTAATTCCGCTTGTGCGATTATTTTCTTTGCGTCTAACGCAAGTCGCCCAAACATCTCAGCCGTGCCGTAGTTGTTTCGTGGTCTTTTCCAATAATGTGTGTATCCCATATATTTAGTGTAGTGGTACTAATGGTATAAGACAACTACGCTTACCGAAAGTCCCGGGGTGGCGCAACTGCGATTTACCAAATTTGGAAGCCACCGCAGTCCTCAAGGAAGTCGGCGAACTCTTTTACATTTTCCTCGCTGAACGGATAAGACATAGCCCAGTTTTCGGTAGTGCCTACGCCGTCGCACCCATTACACCATCCATAAGTGCGCCCAGTCAATATCTGGATTTCGGGTTTGAGTTCCTGTTCGGGCATACCCATTTCCTCGCCAACTTTGTCTTTACGAATACCCGTGCCATCACATAGTCGGCACTGTTCTCTCGGCAATTCTCCCATTTGGCGGTGATATTCTCTTTCATAGTCAGCAACTATGCCTTTTCGCAAGTCCTCTTTTAACGCCCTAGCAAGTCGTTTGCTGTCTCTGGCATTAAGCCCATCACCGTCGTTGGTATGCCAACACTCACACTTGCCTGCTATCTCAAAGTGATTATTAAGACAATACTCGGCTAGTGGTCGCCACCACCAAACATTATTCCTGAAGTAAGAGCCTGTGTCGCTTGTGGGGTTTTTCCCCGATACATCCATTCCCATAATACTTACACCTTAGCGGTACTAATGGTACAAGACAACTTATTCATTAGATTTGCCCTGACGATTCACCGTCGCCCCTTCGTCGCATAGATACTCCGAGATTATGTCGTGCGAGTTAAATAAGGATGGAATCTCCGAATCCAACCTTGTCGCCACCTTCTCAAAAACTTGGTCGTCGGCCCCGAAGTGTGAAGCCAAGTAATACTGATATATCACAGACTGATTGGGGTTCTTAATCTCTTTCAGGCGTTCGATTAGTTCGGCAACAGTCGTCATTCGTAATCCTCGTCATAGCACCAAGTTTGTAGGTGGTGCGCTCCCACGATTGCGTGGGCTGGTGCTGTCTGGCGACCCCGCCATGATACGCCCTCTGGTAGTGCGATTTCACGCTCGCTGTCGCCCTCTCGCACCGCCTCAATCGCCTGAATACACGGCTCAATCATGCTGGTCGGTACAGGTGGATAGTGATTGCCCGTCAAGTGCCATGACAGTTGCTGGCGTAGGCTAATGCCCATGTCGTCGGCAACTTCTTTCATACTCTCTGCGCCAAATCTGCCCATTATCTAACCTTTATGAAGTTAAAGTTGGGCTTTACGATTGAGTTTACGGCTCGACCGTAGCCCTCACTCTTGCCTTGTTTGCGGATAAGTTGCCATATCGCAGGGTTTACGCTTGCGTAAAGATAGCGACCCCCGTTGAGATACTGAACCGTAAGTGTTCGCTCACGCCTCTCGTATCGCAGTTCAGCAATCGCCCTGCTGTGTTTCGGTCTAATTGTCTTTCGTGTGAACATACCCCCTACCTTAGCGGTACTAATGGTACAAGACAACCTCAACCTCGCCCCTGCCAAAAGAAGCCCCGACATAGATGGGTACGAAAAATGGCATAACGCAAAACTCCGGGACCCCTACCCGACCGTATGCCTATGTCTTACGGTGGTGGAAACCCCCAAAAACTAGTCGGGATTTATGCCGTTACAAAGGTGGTAAGGGGTGGGCAAGAAAACAAGTCGTGGATAGCGTCTGCCAAAGAACCCCTGGCTTTATCTTCGTCAAGCATTATTTCATTGGGCTTATCCGCGAATCGCAACACACTAGCCACGCCCTTGTGACGACTAGCCGTAATGACTAGGCGCACTCGCCTGCGGTTTGGGTGTTCAGACGGTGGAATAAACTCATCAGAGTCGTCATCTCCTGGCTCTACGGGTGACGCCCAACCACAAGTAAGCACGGCGATATAGGTGCTAGTCCGAGCAATATCAGCCGTGTAACTATCGCCGAGCAGGTCATAGATATCGTCTCCTTGGTGGCGTTTCACTACTTGTAGTCCCCCACCCTTGGTTTCTTTAACGGAATAAATAACCGCCTGTGGCACACTAAACCGCCCACCAAGCATTTCGTCAATTTTTTGTTCTGTTGCTTTTGCTACTTTGCCGATTTTGCGGTGGCTATTTGGATTCGGGTCCACCTCAAGCGACCTAGCCAATTTCTTTGTTGCTGGTTTCTTTGTTGCTGGTTTCTTTTTCTTTTTCATACATCTAGTGTATCGGCACTAATGGTATAAGACAACTTTTGGCTTACCATTCTTGGATAATCGGCTCAAAAATTGCCTTTGTCCTTAGTTTGGCTATCAAAGCATCTAGTCGGCTTTCGGTTACCATTGACGCAAGAGCCCCGACCAGAAACTCCACAGCATTATCGCCCCAGACTGCTCTCGTCATGAGTGCGAGTTCATTTTCTTTCTCACTCAAAGGATTGTTTGTCATTAACCCTCAAGGAAGTCGGCGAATTCGTAATCCTCGTCCTCGTCCTCGTCCTCGTCCTCGTAGTCGTCGGATAGATTAGCGTCCACCTCAAACCACGCCATTACTGTACGGAGTAGGTGGTCGTAGTTGCCTGATGTCGCCTCGGCGTGGAATGCTTGCCATTCGTTATCGGGCAAGTGGTTTCGGCGCATAATGCGCTTAACACGCCCAAGAATAGAGAACGCATTACCGTCCTCGCCTACTAACGGTATGTTGATGTTTGGATATTTCATACCTGCTACCTTAGTGGCACTAATGGCATAAGACAACCTGCGAAAAAGAAATGACAATCAGCCCCGAGTCGGCCATCCTTGTCCCCACCTTTCAGCCGGGACTACGAAAGCATGTGGCTATGTCTTACGGTGGTGGAAACACCCTAGGGGTGGGGTTTCCCCCACCCCCGTTGGGGGTTAGTCTCTGTTTTTACAGATACTCGGCAACGCTTCGGTATGTACTCGCTGAGACATACTCTTGGTCGGTCATTTTCAGGATACGAATAGCCTGTTCTATGTCCTCTTTTTCGCGTTTGTACTGATGTTCGTGGTACTCGCAGAAGTCCTTAGGCTTCTTTGGTACTGCGGTTTTCGGCAAGACAATTTCACAACTAAAGGTGATGTTTTTTTCTTTTTCATCATTTTGACGATAACTATATCTTTCGCTAGCGTCTGTGATTTTTGCCTTGCTTGTTCGCAAGAGTTTCAATAAGGCGAGATGGTATGCTTCCTCTGCCTTTTTGTGTTCCGCCCTGCGCTTGTTTTCCGTATCCCAACGCTTTTGGCGGGTGGATAGGGCTTCCTCTAACGCCTTTACAAGCGTTATGGTTTTTACTTTGACTGATAAGTTGTTAGACATTATCAGTCTTTCTTGGTTGGTTGTTTTTCATACTCTCACCTTAGCGGTACTAATGGTATAAGACAACCTTACAACACCACAATATGCCCACTCAGCCGAGAGTCCCGGTTCACCGGCGGACAATTATTCGGAGCCGTCAAGGGGTCGGTATTCGTCATCAACGATTGTCTTTGTGTTTTCCCATTCCTCACGAAACTTCTCGCGACGCTCTTGACGGGCCCGTTTGCGTCGCTCGCTTCGTTTGCCCAATTTATAAATAAACAATGTTCCCAAAACACCCATCAGTAGACGTCTCCTATTTTGCCAACTCGACGTATTTGAACCTCTTGGAAATAATCACGCCAATCTCTTGCGCGCGCTTCTGCCTGCTCGAGTGCAAATACGCCATCATAAACAACCCATTCGCTATGGTTGAGATAGCCATCAGTGAACGCTTCGTGATTCGGTTCAATAGGCTCGTGAGCCAAAACAATAATACTTGTCATACGCTCACTGTAGTGGTACTAATGGTATAAGACAACATGGTGACCATAAGCCCTGTACAAAGCCCCGAAAACCCAAAAGTTGAAACTTTTCTTTTAAAAGCAGCCAAAAGTACCAATGCATATCACAACCTGTAAAAAAGTTATTCTTGTCACCTCCGGGACCCCAGCCACATATGGCTATATCTTACGGTGGTGGATAGCAAGTTCAGTCGTTGTCTTTGCTGACGATTATTTCGTAGTCAGTGTCGGCGGGCAGTTTGGTGATGAAATACCCTATGCGATTCACGAAATGCATGCCGTTGATGACGTAGGTTCCGCCGTCGCCATCGACATAAGTCCACACGGTATCTGGTTTGGCTCTAGCCGTTTCCGCAACATGTTTTAGTTCGTCGCCAAACGTTTCAAACATAATGCCGTACTCTTCGTTGCCACCCGCTCCGTAATTGGCGAAAGACGAATTGAACGGGTCGATGTGGTTGGCTACGGGCTTGAACCGTTGGCACCAGTCATCAAACGACAATTCGGTATTAGGGCTAAATATTTCCATAATTACCAACTTGAATGATAGGCAAAGTCCCAATTGTCATCTGCCTTCTCAAGTAAATGCCCGATTAGTTCGCTGGTTCTTTTCAGTCCCTTAAAGTACCACTCATCGTAATCGGTGGTGCCGAAAAAGAAGCCGTCGACGGTCGGAAGTATCTCGTCGGCTTTGGTCGGGTCTGCCAGCACCTCGTCGCAAGCCTCTTTCAACTTCGCCAATTGTTCCTTGCCGACCCAATGCTCACCGCAATCGTCGTTGCCGTCTTGGCAATTAATGACGAACCAATTGTGAATGGCGTTTTCCTTGCGCCAATAGCCCACCTTGAACATCACAAAGCCCGAATTGAAATCGTCGCCCTGTAACTCAGGACTGAGTATGTCTTTGATATCGGTAGCGACTGCTGCTTTGTTGTAAAGGTCAGACCACTTTTGTTCCCGACCAAAATCGCTGTTGCTCATGTAGCGACGTGCGTAAAGATATTGGTCGAGACCCATCAGATGACCCCCACAGACCGCCAAAGAATTTTGGAATCTTTATCTATCCAATAATGAATGTCTTCGTCCCCAACCTCATCAGCCGCATAGGGTGTGTCCCACTCAAGAGCGTCAATAGACACAATTTGGCTGTCGTCAAAATTGCCATAGGCTTTTTCAAGAGCCTCTTTTTCGGTTTCAGCGTCCAACATCCATCGCACTTCAACATTGACGGTTTGTCGAATAATAAATTTTTTCATATATACAGGTTAGCGGTACTAATGGTATAAGACAACCTGTCAGCCGTTTTCGTAGGCTGACTCGGCTTCGCAAAACGAGTTGTAGTTTTCGTCGTCAGCGGGGTCAATGCCGAGAGCCCCGCACCAGTTGTAGTAACGGTTGATTTTGTCTTTAAAACAGGCGAATTCTCTTGCGCTTCGTGCGAACGAAATAAAGCCTCGATACGGCGACCTTTTTCGTAGTATGGCTGGTGGTATCGGGAATGTATGACGCTTGTTTTTCCGTTTTCGTGGTTTACTCATTCCAGTGGGTCTCCGTATTCGTCAGTGAATGTCATATCGTGCCGACTAGCAGGCGACGCCATATCTTCGTATGCCCATTCTTGGACCATATCCCAAACATCCTCGTCGTCTGGCTCTTCCCCGTCGTTCATTTTCGCCCACTCCGACTTGATTTCCTCAACATCATAAGTGAAAGTTCGCTGGACGACTATTTTTTTCTTATTGCTCATTTTCGACCGCCTCACGACGCTTTTGGCAATTACGCATCTCTTCCACTAGGGAACGCCAGAAACACTCACGCCAAACATTCCACAAGTAATCGTCGTTCATCATGGAATAGGCGAGTTGTTCGTACTCTTCGTCGCTCGCACGCCACCACCACAAGGCTTCCTCGTGGTCAGGGTTCTGTTCCAAGATTTCGGCAACTTCATTCTTCAGGTCGGACGGCATCATGCTGATAACGAACCGACTGTCGAATAGGCATTGGTAGGGTTTATCGCTCATACCCCTACCTTAGTGGTACTAATGGTATAAGGCAACCTAGACTATTTCTTTCTCCTTGGCAAAATGTCCCATTAAAAAAAGCCGAATGTCAAGCAACATATTGGTGACCTCCGAGATGGGCACAGAGTCCCGCCCAGTGACTTCGATAATTTTTGCATCAACGAACTGAACAGCCGAAGTTGGTTTCGCCTTGTCGCTATTGCCAACGGTGGTGGAAGAATTGTCATTAACCATGGTTATATTTTACCAATCAATTTTATCGATAAAAAGAAATACCGCCAACACCCCCAGAAGGGTCACCACCAACCAAAAGTTGTTCATGAACGGTCGAGTTTGTAGGCGTCAAGAACTTCCCACAATGCGTCCCACGCACCCTCGCGAACTGGCGCACAATACAGGACGACATCGCCCTCGTGGTGAAAGACGGTTATTTCCCCGTCTTTCAGCAGGATTCGAATCTCCGCATGGCCCCGTTCTTTGGTTATATCCGTCATAAGTCAGTCCCCAAATACGGGTCAAAGTCCATGGAATAGCAAATTTCATATTCTTCAACCCAAAAGTCTTCCCTGTTGTTACGATTCATCAATTGCTTGAGTTCTTCCTCGCCACCAGGGCAATAGAAGGCAATGTCATCATCGGGAGTTCCAAACGAATCACAAACCGCATCATCTTCTATGGTGCCAAAAGAAATAAACCAAATAGAATGCGAGTCGGAATCATTGTCGTCGTGATAATGGACCGTGCATGTGGCGCCAATTGGTGTTTTCATTGGGTATCTACCCCCCGTTCAACGGCATCAAGATACTCCTTGACCAACAGCGCAATAATTTCCAAGCACTCATGGTCGGTCGCTTCTTGACCATCGACATTCTTTAAAGCCAATATGCCGTCAAGCACCCAGCCCGCAAAACCGCCGTCATCATCGATACGGTTTTGTAGGAGTTTGTCGTCGGTGAATGGGGTGAGGTAAACCTCATGCCATGCGTCCAAAGTCAATTTGTCGGTCATTGGAGTTCCTTTTCGAAAGCCTCGTCCCAATTGTTTTCTGAGTAGGTGTTTACAAAAAAATAAAGTTTGCTGTATCTCATGCAACACTTATGAAAAAACTCGCACATTTCATCTGAATTGTCGCCATGGCGTTCAACGATATATTCAAATTCATCAAGAATTTTGGTCTGTTCGTCTTCGTTCATAGTTTCAAAAGCACGATTAATGTCCGTCCAAACCTTTGCTTGAAAGGCTTCATGGAGTAGTTTCGCAATTTTTAACTCAGGTAATTCATTCATACCTGCACCTTATCGGTACTAATGGTATTAGACAACCCGCAAAAAATATTAACAATGCAAACATCTCGAGGCCCCGGACCCAGGAGCCATCAGGTTTGAGATAAATTTAACTGAATTATGGTGACAATGGTCATGTTGCTATGTTCGTGGCCACCCTATACGGTGGTGGAAGAGAATTATATCTAATAGGAGACAGGCCAAAATGACCAAAATTAAAACCCCGACAGTAATACAGACTGAAGGTATCAGGAAATCACGGAAAATCATAAATTACGCACGCACCATAGAAGGTCTGGTGGATACAGATGCCTATAAAGGCCTTGAAGCCACCATTAAGGTCAAAAACCTAAACGTAAATGTGATAATCGACGACGCCCGTATACGTTACGGACACCTTGACCTTCATGTAACGCCGATATCCGGGACCGGCGGGATGTGGATTGAACGAAAAAACATCGATATTTATGCGGACCCGGGTTTGTCCTACCCAGAAGAAAACGAAAATATAACAATGCCATCATTTTTGGCGGCGCCAATCAAGGAACTCGTCCAACAAATCATCGAAAACGAGAAATCGCTAACGGGGTCTTAGGTCTTCCCTAAGGTAGACAACATCATCGCCCAGAACCTTCTGGGAGGCAACGGGTAAAACCTCTTGTTCTTCCGCGTTTTCTTCTGGTCCCATACCAAAAGTTTCAATATTTTCATCATTTGCGGCCGACGGTGGTGGAACTCGCTCAAGGGGCTGGTTGGAGCCGAGGGCCCCGTGTTCTTTGGTTCCCATGTTGTCTTATACCATTAGTGCCGATACACTGTACATATGACAACTCTATCAGATGAATTTATTGAAACACATCGTGCCGTATTCAAGGACGTAGACGACCTCGAACGTGCAATGTACGTGCTTCAATCCTGGCAAACGAACTGTCCCTCGACCAATGTCCGCAAAATGTTGACATCATATATGGTCAGAGCCGAGGCCCTGAATTGGCTGGAAACCAATTTACTGCCAAAACTACTTGGCGTTGAAGAACTTGAGAAGCCGAGTATCGAAAAACGTAAGTACAAGTACGCACGTTTGGAAAAATTGGCTTTAGAAAAAACATTCCATGAATTTACGACCCAACAACTCGTTGATTACGCAGGGCTTGGTGCACAAACCATTACTAAATGGGCGAAAAGCACCGGTTACTTTCGACCAATTGGTCGGGGCTTATGGGAAGCCCGCAACCCGAAACAAGATAGAAAACTGGCATGAGGTTGTCTTAAACCATTAGTACCGATAAGGTGCAGGTCATGACTAAAACAACCAACACAACCAATCTGCCTGAATGCTGGCAAACGTTTGACGACGTTCTGTCCAGCGGTATTGACCGTGTCATCCTCTTTGGACCGCCGGGCACAGGCAAAACCTATGCAGGCATGAATTTCGGCGCCGTAGAAAACGGCTCATTCCGTATTACGTGTACCGAAGACATGACCAACCTGCAAGTTGACGGCACATTTATGCCAGCAAGCGACGGCAAGTCTTTTCGCTGGTATGAGGGTGCTGCTTTAAAAGCATGGCAAACTGGCGGTCGTCTCGTTATCGACGAAATTGACAAGGCAGGTAGCGACGTTTTCGCAACACTTCTCAATTTCCTGGATACACCCGAGTCGGCGTCATGGGAGCATCCTGATACTGGCGAAATATTTCGACCATTAAACGGATTTTCAGCCGTTATGACCACGAATATCGAAGACATGAGGGAATTGCCCGAGGCCCTGGCCGACCGATTTCCTGTCAGGATTCGTATCAATCAACCGCACCCGAATGCCTTAAAACGCTTGTCGAAAGATTTGCGAGAAGTTGCCATTAATTACGCCGATGCAGGCGAACAACGATTGTCATTACGCACATTTATGGCGTTCGATAATTTGCGCAAGACCATGGGTGACCAAAAGGCTGGGCAAATTATTTTCGGGCACCGTGCCGACGGAATCATTGACGCTCTGAAACTGAATACGGTTGCATCATGACTCGTGTCAAAACCACAGTCGAGCCACATGCGTTAACACGTCGTGACCGACCAACACTTAGGTGGTCGGTAGAAGAAGTGGCGCCTCGACGAGGCCTCGCAAGGACTAACGTTGCGGACCGGGCAATCTTTGCACCTGCTGGTCTCAGCGACCTGGAGCGTGTCGTACGTGCGCATGAATTAATGCATGCACGAATTTCGCCTGCAGAATCAATCATCGATTGGATAAAGCGTGAAATTGCTTCTCCCGATTCGTTGCAAGCGGTCGAAGAGGTCCGAGTCAACTATGCGTTGAATAAGGCCGGATTCGATTTGTCGAGTATGACCGATGGTTGCGAGGACGCCGACGGCGAACTATGCGTCATCCAGGATGATTGGCTAGCAGCCGTGCGTTTCGCTGTCGCTAGCGCTGGTACGGGTGGCGGTAAACGATTTTTGGTTGGCGTACGTCGTCAATCAAAGCATTGGGCGACCGCTTTACAAAAAATTCAAAAACATTTTTGGAAACAAGCCGAAAGTGCGGACGGGGGCAAACAAGGTCGACGATACGTTCCCAGGGAGCCATTGTTGTCAACCGATATTCATTCCAGCATTGGATTGCCACCTGCAGGATTTGCATGGACCGAGAAGTGGGCCGAGTATTTGGATAGATTGGGTGCCATGCCGGCGCCATCAAAGGCGGACAAACCTGTCAAAAAGAAGAGGAAGTCGGCCGTTACGACCGGAGAGGGCGGAGAAGATGCTACGAATCGTGAATCAGACGATAGCGAGCATGAAACTGGTGAATATACCGACGAATCGTCTCAAGACATCGCAAGCAAAGGCTCCAAAATAGAGGACGCTTTGCGTAATTTGAGACCTTTAAATTACGGACGAACCGAGGCAAACCAAGATTGGGGCAAACTTATTTGGGGCGAAAGTATCTTGACGGCCGTATCAAAGGGGCACCTTGGCAAAAAACGCGTCGCGATGACCTACGGTCGTAATCCACGACGTATTTCACGTCTTTTTTCGGACCCACAACGTCGAATTTTCGACCACGAACGTCGTAACAAGGGTGGAATCGTACTTATTGACGGTTCGGGCTCCATGGCGCTCAAGCGTGAACAGGTAATCGAGATACTCAAGGTTGCACCTGGCGCCACTGTCGCCATTTATTCCGACATGGACGAGGGTGCTGGTAGTCCGAATATCCACATTCTCGCCAAGAACGGCAAGTGCGTTGAGGAAAAAAACATGCCGGATTTCGGAAAGGGCAACGGCGTCGACCTGCCTGCGCTCGAGTGGGCGATTTCGCAACGTAAGGGCAAAGAGCCAGTCGTTTGGGTGACCGACGGCGGGGTCTGCACCGTCCATGGTTCGCATACTCAGCCAATTGTGCTTCAATGCATGAAGACCGCCAAAAGAAACAAAGTGATTTGCGTCGACCACGTGGATTCAGCAATCAAAGCAATCAAACAAATTCATCGGGGGCAGACGGTGCATGCCGATTATCCAGTACATTTCAATAATTTGGTTCGAAGTCTTGGTGGAATGGAAAAAACGCAGGTGGTATCGTCATGAAATTACCTGTATGGAAATATGACATCAACAGGGACAGAGAAGACTTGCCCACATGGGATGTTGTCTTTACCGGTGATTTCGCTGCAATCATGGCGAGTATTCGTGCCAATAGTAAGCGAGAAGCCAAGACCCTGGCGCGCAACTTTCTTGTGGATTACTACGACATAAACCTTGACTCGTTCAAAGCCGAGGCGACGCTGACTTACGGTGAGGGTGAAGATGGAGGGTGATTATCTAATGGGCGCAGACTTACTGAACGGGACTCATGCTAGCATTGCTGGCATATGGGTCAAAAGATGTCCGATACATGTTTCTTTGGTTGGTTGCATGTATGGGCACGGGAGGTGTCCATCGACGACGGAGCGCGGCGTCGGTGGCACCTGCTCGTAAGTTAATATTGGGAATGCTGCTGATACGTCAATTCGCCCTACGGTGGTGGAAAGCGTCAACGCATGAAGGTGCGGTCCCAAATCCGGAAAAAGTTGATACCGGTTATAAGTGCCGTGCACTGAATCCATTTAAGTTCCCAGGTAATTGCGCCCTGGGTTTTGAGCATCTTGACAGCCAGAAAGAGACCGAGTGAATAAAGAAGAGATGAAATTACGAAGTTTACAAACCCGTCGCGTATCAATTTTTTTGTCTTCGCTGTTTCTTCAAATAACTTTTCTAACTCTTTATCTCGCATCACGATACTTTAGCGTGCTTTTGAACAATTTGATGAACGCGTTGACGCGACAAATCAAATGCATCAGCAATAAAACGAAGAGATTTGCCACTGTGATGCAAATCAATAATCCTCGAGTTCCTGTCGATGTTTGTAGCGGGGCCAGGGCGCAATGGGCCCCATTGCCATCCTGGAATATTTTCAAGTTTTTCAATTTTTTCTCGCAAAAGTTGTCCCTTGCGCCGGCGCTGTCGGAGGTAACCAACCCATGCGCCGAGGGGCGTGGCCAAACCATCGACGATTTCAATGTGCGACGCGGGGATAAAACAATGTCCCTCACGAATTCTGAAATTATTAATGGCAGTAAGTGTGATGTTGAATCTAGTGTTGTTGTCCATGGCCGCAACAATAGCAAAACCATTTAATCTAAAACCGATTTACATAACTTCTTAATCAAAAAGTTTTAGACATATCTTGACATACCTTTACGGTGGTGGAAAGCGACCTGGGTCGTGTATTATCTGGTCATGGCTAAATCAGAAGATGAGTTTAGAAGAGAAGTTTGGGATAAATTTAGGGAAGACGTTCAAAGCGATTTAAACTTGATACGAGACGACTCAAGTTCGGGACGCATCCTGGCGGCGTGCCAAGATACAGAATGCAATATTTACCTGCTTGTTATGGCTGTGCCGGCCTCCGCCCTAAATGACCCCGAGAGCCCCGACCTATGGCGAACGCCAACAGCAAATAGATTTATCGTATGTTTAAACGAAGATATTTTAAAAAATAAAGTTGATGAAATAGAAATTGAAAATTTTTATGCGGCGCCCGCAGAAAAAAACGAAATAATGGCGAACTTTATCGCCGGCTTTCTCCCACCCATGTTCGAACGCGCTCGAGAGATGGAACCGCTGGATATTTGATAGCGGTGGTGGAAGATGCGGGGGAGCGCTACCCGGAAAACCCAACCACCGAGAATTTAAAATCCGGGTAGTCGCTCCCGCGCGGCGATGCCGGGGTAAGAAGGGGGGAAGCACCCCAACATCACTGATAGGAGAAAGTATCATAAGTGTCTTCGTCTGATGGGAACTTTTTTAAATTTTTTTCAAAAAACCCCCCGTAGGTGCCAATTCCTTCTAACCCATATGCTAGCGTGAGCCCCGTTTACCAGGATATAGCAGATTCGTTTTTGCTGACACGCTTCGAGCGAATATTGCTTTTTTTTCTATCCTGGTAAACACTTACTCAGGCTGAGAAGAAAACTACCGAAATAATCGCGGAAACACCCCAAAGGGGGTGCCGGTAAAGTATTGCCCAAAAACGCAAATTTTAGGCAAAGGTTCCCCCGGACCCCCTCCAAAGGATGAAGGCCGCGAAAATGTTTGATTTTTCTTTTTACGTAAAAGAAAACTAAGAATCTTGTCTCTATCATCTACGGTGGTGGATAACAAGACGATGGGGGGTTATGACAACGAAACGTTTCAGGATGACCAAAGCGGAGAAACAGGTACAGGCCATAACCAATAGACAAAAGTTCGAAACTGTCTCACCCGCCGATATCGACGCTGTTTTCGATTATTACTTGCAGGTGCACAAAGCCGACTCGAAGCGCAAGCCAATGCTCGACACCAAGCGCCGCTATTTGCTGGCAATAGGGATTCACGACTACGGCATCGACGGTTGCAAGGAGGCCATCGACGGTTGCGCCAACAGCCACTTCCACATGGGCAAGAACAAGCGGGGCAAAGTCTACAATTCCCTCGAACTGATTTTCAGGGACGCCCAGCACATCGAACAGTTCATCGGGCACAACGAATGAGAACCGGGGCTCTGGCGATAATACTGGCACTTTTGGTGGCCATCGTCTGGATATGCGACAAGCCATGACCGAAGAAGAATTGGCCGCCTTCATAAAAACCGTTTTTTACACGTTCGACCGGATACTCGTACCCAAGGAGGTCAAGGAATACGTCGTGGCATGGGGCCCGTACATAAAAGAGTTCGATTATCCGACAGCCCAAAAAATATTGCCCAATATTTGTATGGGTAAAGAATTCCCCCCTCGCCCGTGGGAAATAAGAGTAGGCCTAATTAATCAAACCAAATCGATTACCCAACCCCCTCCTGCCCAGCAAGCATGGGCCCAATACCAGGAAATACTGGCTTCCAACAACGCCGGAACCCCAGTAATCGTGCAAATACACGAGGTATTGCGCGAATTAATGCGGAGTTTGGGGCCTGTTTCTTTCAATAATCAGTTCGACGCCAAGCGATTCGAGTCTTTGTACGGGGATATTTAATCAGTTCGACGCCAAGCGATTCGAGTCTTTGTACGGGGATATTTGCAAGGAATGGTTCAAGAAAACGTACTGGGTTGACTGAACAACTACAAAACTTTGGGAAAAATAAAAAACTGACGCGGGCGCAGTACTTTATGCACTAGTTTGCTCTTATGAAACGAAACGTCGGTCGTCCCCCCAAAGAACCAACAGGCGACAAGGTCGCCCTGACCCTGAAGATTCCTTCCGGGGTCAAAAAGAAGTTGATAGACGACTCCGATGCCGTCGGCATGACGATTACCGAGTACCTAATTACCCTGATTGAGGGCCATGACTAAACCCCAACGAGCCAAATACTTGGACAGGCTGCACAACCTGACCATCAGGATTTCGGGCGAACAAAAGAACAACATCATCGACCACGCGCAGTCCAAGGGGTTGACGGTATCCCAGTTGGTCGAATACGCCGTCTGGGAATTCATCCGCCTCGACAAGGGCATCCCCAGTCCTGGTCCTTCGCAGTTCAAGAAACCCACCGCCGAGGATGTTCTGCGCGGTTATCTGACTGGCGAGACCCTGTTGCAACCATGCGGCAAGGTCACCTGCAAACAAAAAATTGTCCGGTTTCAGGGCATGGAGTTCTGCGACACCTGCGACATCAGAATCCTCTAGTCGTTCCACATTTGGGCCAAGGTCGGCTTGGTCGGCTTGATTCCCCTTTTTCTCTGCTCGGCCGCCAGTTGCCTCGATGTCAATCCTGCCCATACCCCGTGCATGTCGGCCGGGGGATATTGCAACGCGTACTCGAGACAGTACCTTTTCACCAAACACACCTTGCACAGCGCCCTGGCCTCGGCGATGTAGGTAATAGCAGCGCGTACTCGAGACAGTACCTTTTCACCAAACACACCTTGCACAGCGCCCTGGCCTCGGCGATGTAGGTAATATCCTTATGTTCTTTGGGAAACATAAGGTGGGTCTTTCCTTTACAATTCGCCTTTTCCATCCACCTCGTATCATGTATATACGGCTGGGGGGTCACCGGGAGTTTTTTCTTCGTCATATAAATTTACCCAAATAATAATTACCCAATTATTATTTCGACCGACCCCTCCTTGTTTTGGCGTTTCTCCCCTTCTTTACCTTCGTAATTTTGTTCTCCAGATTCTTCTTCCCGTCTTGCACGAATGTCTGGTACGGGCTTCCCGTATACGGGTCGAATCTTGCTGCTGCTGCTAATGACTTCAGCGCATGCTTTCGAGCACTTTGTATTGACGGGCGCCCGTGGCCCAACAAAGCATGCAGGGCGCCCATTGCATATTGCGCGCCCGTGCCTATCGCGTACACCCCCGTCACGTCCGAGTGCCAGGAATAATCGCCTTCAATGGTGTAAATACAGTTGTTCACGGCCATAATCACCGAGGAGTCCATCTCGGCCACATGTTCCTTCCGGTCGTGATGTTCGGCCATTGAATACCCGTGCTGTTCGAAGCATTCTCTTAATGCTGGGATGAATTTGACCGTTACAAACTGGTCAAGTTTTCTTCCTCTTAAATTAGGCGGCGTCGCCGGGGGCTGAAAGGCATGATGCAAAATATTGATGGCCCTAATATCTCCTGCGGCCCCAATGATGTATCGCCCATTGATTACAACCTTGCCCGTACCGTCACGCATAGTGACGACTTGGGTTGCGTAACCAGAATCGTCAATCTCCGCGCTTCTTGAATCAGCGCAAATAAGAGCAAATGAATCGCCCTGGATACCGACAATTGTTGTCATTCGTCGAGTCCATCGAATCCTGGGAAAGACCTGTTTTCCATTGCAAACTTGATGCCCGCTTCTGTGGGTCGGTAAAGCCATTCCTGCTCGTCATCAATTCCGACAATTTCGACGTAACCAAGAGAAACTAAATAATCAAGTTCCATCCTCAGCGCTTTGTCAAAAGACTTGTCTTCGAAGTTGTCTTCGAGGAAAGTCATGACGCATCTCGTGCTTGATATTCAATTCCCCTCAAAATTCCTCGGCCATCAAAAATCCACATTGATTCATAGTTGAACCATTCTTTGTCCATGCCGCATGGTTGATATTGAACCAATGCGAGACCTTGTTGCCAATTCTCCCCACCTTTCACCAGTGGTCTTCCAAAATGGTCAACACCAGAATTGGTAGATGGCACAACACCGTCTGTTCTGCAAAGACATCCAGGCGATGCAGCCATTACTGTTCGTGGACCGTTCGGGCTTCGTCTAGTTCGGTACAAAGTTTCTGCACGATGAACATGACCGTATATCACCGATTGGTGAGCATCGTTCAAATATTTTGTCGCCGTGGCGCCGCTCGAATTAATTTTGTGGCCATGTATAACTGCAAGGTTGTTATTGAGGAAATATTGGCTTTCCGGATATCCGACCAAATACTCGATATCAAAATCGGACATACGACAGAGAAACGGAACCGAATTGACTGGCAAATTATTTCGGTATTCGTTTTTTAATTTCCCACGTGTAATGCCAGAGGCGGCTGATGCGTACATGTCAAGGTATTTATGTAACCGTGCTTCATGGTTGCCTTCAATCCAGACGATTTTTGCTTCTGGCGCCGCTTCGCGAAGTTCCCTGCAAAACTCGGCCGCCCTGTCGATGGCGGGTTGGACCATATTGCGAAAAGGAATACGATTCAAGTACTTTCCAAAATCTGCGAAATCCAAGTTGTCCCCATTTAAAATAACCTGGTCTGGATTTATATCCTGTACGACCTGTAACGCAACAGAAAGCGCCCTTTCGTCGTGAATTGGCTCCAGGTCCACCACGGTGGGGTCTATTGATTTATCGTAATAACCGATTTGTATATCAGGCAGGATGACGGCGGTCTCCCACCCCTTTAACTTGTTCTTTTTTGTCGTTGACTTTTGTCGTTTGATTTGCTTCTTAAATTCCGCCCTTTCAAGCAAGCCACCAGGCCCTGATTCAAACGACGGGCTCAAAACGATTTGATAGGTCGTAGTTTGTTTTTCGGTGCCTTTATCCTCGTCGTGGACCGAACGGCCAGTGATGGCTACCTTTTTAATTCCACCGATGTCATTTAAGTCCAAACCGCTTGAATCAAGCATTTCCTTAATTGCCTGGGCAGTATTTTCCTTCCTTTTTTGTTGGACCAAATCCTTAAGTTTTTTGTTCATTTTTTTATTCCTTTGAAAATTTTGCAATCCCTTTCGCCTTTTATGCAGTTTCGGCGAACTTCCCCGAGTTGATACCTCGAGACTTTGAATCCTTCGCTATTTAGGGCTGATGTGATTGCTTGAATTGTCACTGTTGAATCCATCACATCCAAGAATGCGGCCGTTGTTTCTGAATCCATTGTTTTCACTGCGTTACACACCGCGCATTTTGATGTGCGAATTTCAGTTCTTAAATTTGTTAATTTTTTTGCCAGATTGTTTGTCATATACCCCCCAAAAATCGTGTTAGGCCTATGATAGTTCATCGATGCTATGCTGTGCGGTAAATCTCTATGTCAAATGAAAAATATGAGAAATTAAAATTGGCTCTTCGAGAATCGTTGGGGGCGAATTCAAGTGAAGAACTTATTACAGATATCCTCAAAACGCTTGACAAGCAAAAGGTATTCAGGTACCATAACGAGAACATCGTTGGGTTGTTGTCAACACCCGGACGGGTTATTTGTTCCCTGATGGAAGACAATACCATGACCCAAAGGGCTCTGGCCGTTTATCTTGACATGAGCGAGGCAATGATTGACAAAACCGTCAAAGCATTGATTGTTTCAGGCCTAATTACAAAGACAAAAGTGTCTCGACAAAATATCTACAAAGTGAACCATGAATTGGTCCTAAAACACCCTGATATACAGCATTTATTGGGGGCCATTAACAACCCCCAACCCACGGTTGACGAAACGTCTATCTTTTGATAACCTAATGGGTAAAGACAAAGGGGAATAACTCGAAAGAGATGAAAGATATTATTATTGCTGACCGTGTAAAACACAACGGTATTGGTTATAAAATTCTAACCTATGCGAGATTTAGGTCTCGAATTAAAGATGGAACGTTTTCGGTCGAGGATTATCTCAAATTTCGCTTTCATCACGTAAGACCATCAGACGTTAAACGTGCGGCTGAAACATTGGTTCGAAATGGTCATATGCAGAAAATAGGAACCGACAAATACCAATATGTAGAAACTGGGGTGTTGTTTAAATTAAATTCTGCCTATAAGACAAGTATGTACGAAAACCAACAGGTGAAAAAAACCAAGAAATTTTTAGAAGACGATGACGACGATTTGTTTTAAGATTATTTTGACTCAAGCCAGGCAATAAATACCTCATCTGTTCGTGGCATAAACCAAAGTTGGCATTCGTCGATAATTCGTCGGTCACCAACGACTGTCCAGCATAAATCTAATTTTTCGCTGGCTGGACATGTACCGGCATTACATTCAAGACCATAACGATTTATAAAATGTTTGACCAAACACCCATATACCAAATCATGACATTCACCTTTGTCGCTATGCGGGCAATGTGTTTCAACAATTTCTAGTTCGGACTTCCAAATTCGCAACCGAATAAAATGACCGTCGTCATGCCATTTCATTACATATTCGTTCATATAACAAGGTTACTTCAAATCTTTGTCAAGTCAATATAAAAAATTTTCGGACGATTTATCCCCTATAAATTTAGTTTTCAGATGACGTTTACTTCAATGCTCGTTTCCGAGAAAAATTATTAAGGTGGTCGTTGAGGTGACCATCAATTTTTTTTTCAACAACATTGATATCGGCATCAATGTCTGCAATATCTGCCTTAAGGTCCAGAAGTTGTTCTCTCACTATGCCATGGTCGCGAATATTTTCTCGACGACCCTTTTCGACAAGCCACATTAATAGTCCGAATGCTCCGGTTACAACGGCTGCCCATGTAGCGTCCATGTCAAGACCTTTTCTTCTTTTTTGATTTCTTTTTTGATTTTGCGGCCTGAGTATCTGATGTGGAAGTTAATGACGCCAAGAACTCAGCATTACGGATTTCAATTACGCTTGTTTGACCGTTTGCATATTTACTCATTTTAGACCTAGCAATTCTTTTACTTTTGGTCCGACAACTGAGTCGTTCTTAAGTTTGTTTGCAATCTTAAATGCTTTTATTGCTGCATCCAATTCAGCACTAGCGGTCCCATCAACTTCTCCATTATAGAAACCTTTTGACTTTAGCGCTTCTTGAAGTTCTTTAAATTCATTTTTCTTTGAAGTAGAAATTGGCGAAGCAACATTTAAATTCACGGTTGGGGCGGCCCTAGAAGGCGCTGCGGCGGGAACCTCAATATTGTTTTTTTCCATGTAGGCTTTGACCTCAGCAGGGATATCCAAACCTTCAGTAAATCGCAAATGCCAGGGTTCCTCGGGAACCACTTCCCAAGAAAATCCAAAACGACGGACGTTGGCGACTAACCAACTAAGTCTTTTTGGTTCGCTGGCAGTATGTACGTCAACGGCAATTCCTAGATTGTGTTGAGATGTTCCCGGTGCCGCAAGGCTTGCCAATTTAGGGTCTTTTTTATACCACTTAACCCCTTCATACGTCCTGGTTTGGGCACCCGCAATCGGTTCTTTTTGGTAACGGGAAAGAAAGGCAGTTAGTTGCATTTTGATTGTTCGATAGGTATCGCCTGCCGAAACTGGTTTTAAAATAACGCCGTCTTTTTCGGCCGCTTCACACATTGCTGACCAGGCAGCAGCCGCCAACCAATGTAATTGACCACATGGTTTTCCGCCCTCGCCGCGTGCCGGCCGCAGAAGATGGCCTGGCAATTCGCCAGGTTTTACTCCCTTTAAATCAATTGGAAGTTTAACGGGAACAATTATATTCCAAGAAATTTTCGACATTTTCAATCCCCACAAATCGTTAAAATTTTATTGTCGTACTTAAATTGTACAATAAAAGTTGTAAAAGAAAATTTAGTTTTTTTTACTCTTTAATTGACAGAAAAAAAAGAACTAATCCCGTTATAACAAGACACGAGAAAATAAATACTGAAATTAATTGATGTTGGTGTGCTAACATTGTCAACATTATTATTCTTCAGGCTCTTTCATATGTAGGTACATTGCACAAGCAAAAGCGATAAGTGTGCCCCAAAGAGCAATTTGTTGAGTCAATCCGGAGAGGGTGAAGTACATTACGGTGGCGCCTGCCAATGTAAAAGCCGAACCCATTACACCATAGATAAATTTTTGGGTGAACTTCTTCCAATCCATCGTTTTCACTCCGTCTTCATATTTGTAAATAGATATTGATTTAATCCAGTCAGGACCTTCTCCTTCGATTGCGCCGCCCTCTTCTGGCTCTTCTTCCTCTTTCCTTGCCGCAATGTCTTGTCTTGGGCTGGGAGTATTGGAATTTGAGCCAGGCGATGGAATTGCGCCAGTAGCAGAAGCAATTGCAACTGTGCTGGCCACCAAGTTTACCGCAATAACACTTCGTCTTGTGCCAATATCAATCGTTGAACCAAGGGCAACATAGGTATCAAATGCGCCAACAAATACATTTAGTTCTTCTTCAAATGCTTCCTTGACTTCTAGTGGTGCTTCCTGTACGGCGTTAACAATTGCCAACCCATCATCTGACGACACTGCAGACGCAATCACGGCATCAAATATTTCCGTTGCTTGCTCGCCGTCGATGCTCTCCAGCACCTTCTCGCTCGTGGCGAGTTCTGTCGCCTGTCCTGAATCAATTCCACCCTCCTGTTGGATAATCAACGTGACGACTTCTGAGACCTGTTCGTTGGATATGACCTCGGATTCGAGGACGTTCACGACCGCCTCAAACTTTTTTGCATCAAGTTCTGTCTCCAGGACAGCAGTGAAAGTTTCAATCAAGACCTCGTCAACCACGACTTCGTCGAAAATGGCCTCAATGACTGTTCCAAATTCTTCGGAATCTAGTTCGCTCTTCAGGATTTCTTGTGCCAACTCGATAGTCTCCGAGTCGGAAAGGTCGTCGTCGAAAACAGCATCAAACACAACAGCAAGTTCTTCACCCGAGAGGTCGGCATCCAAGAGTTCATCGACCACCGCACCCACCTCGTCCACGGACGCGTCCTCGCTGAACACCGCATCAACAACCGTTTCAAGTTTCTCCTCGTTGAGGTCGGCGGAGAGTAGGGACACGAGAACCCCAGTAACTTGTTTGGCGTCGGAAATGTCCTCGAACGCCTTGTCCAGCACCGCCTCGAGTTGCTCGTCGGTCAACTTTGCGTCGAGGAACGTTTCGAGAACCTCGGTCACGTCGGCGCTGTCGGTCAAATCCCCGAACACGGAATCGATGACCGCGTCAAGGTCTTTGTCGGCGACCTTTGCGAAATCGATGTCCTCAATTATCTCCGCGACATCCTCGGCGGTGGCGTTGTTCGGTAATTTATCAAGAACATCAACGACGTTAGTAGTATTAGGGTATGTGGTTGATGGACTTGTTGCGTCTTCTTTTGGAATTGTCGTGGACGCTGGTTTTGTTCCAGGTGATGTTTTTTCAGGAAGCGTCGTTGTGGTGGATTCTTCTGGAATTGTCGTTGTTGTTCCCGTGGATACTTCTGGTTGTGTCGGCTCTACGACGGGAGGCACGGAAGGGGCCGTTGTTTGGGGTGGATTGGTGGCTTGGGTCGTAGTGGTTTGAACGATTGTCGTAGTAGGGGCGACAGTCGTAGTGGTAGTAGTAGTGGTAGTAGTAGTGGTGGTAGTAGTGGTGGTAGTAGTGGTGGTAGTAGTGGTAGTAGTGGTAGGGGCAGCAGTGGTAGTAGTGGTTTGAGGAACCGCAGTAGTAGTCGTAGTCGTAGTGGTCGTAGTCGTAGTGGTCGTAGTGGTAGTGGTCGTAGGAACCGTAATTACATCGTTCGTGGAGGTGTACCCCGACCCCGAGAAATTGTTCGTGTTGAGCGTCGTCGCACCGAAGGTGTTGCCCGACGAGGTGGAGAACGAGTTCGCACTCACG